TTGTATCTTATCCCGCATCTCCAAGTTTGAGTCGATATTCGAGGGCGATTGGGGAATATCTTCAATTCCTTTACATTTTCATCATCGCCATGTTACTTGTGGCGATGATTGTCTTTCCGAAGTATGATATACCAGTGTTTATTGCGTTGATGTTATATGTTGCTGCATACATTTTAGTGTTGGACAAGACGTGCACTGTCAAAGTGTAGTGACACCTTCTCTTAATTCTCCTTCGCCACGTTTCCAAAGGCGAATCATTTCTTCGTCGCCGGGTTCAACCGGTGTATCATATCTTAATACGTAGACGGCTTTGTAATTTCCATCTTCTGCGTACACGACACCTTCATAGTCTTCTGTGCATTCAGACCGCATCAATATAACGGAGTGCATGGGCAGAAACTTTTTCGCACATTCGACATTTTCACGATCAGGTTTCATAGTGATGTACTTGAAAGTAGTGAATGGATCCGACCACGAATACCTATACTTTGGTTCAGAATTACCATCGGGGTAAATGACAAAACCGTCATTGAAAACATAATGAGGTATCTTTCCGCCATAGAGTGCCGCGGAGTATCCAAAGGTGGATGTGATTCCTTCTTGATTGTAGACCGGCATGTTGACACCAAAGACGCCACCATTGGTCATGTATACTTTGGGCATCTTTGACAAAACGAACCATTCGACAAAACTATTCATCTTTAGTTGATGATCTTCATCCTCGACTTCAACTTTTTGAGAATGTTCACACGCCGTAAAGCCGATGGGAAGTTCCAATGAGATGGCTTTTGGGACTTTAGACATGAAATATTCCTTTGTCGACATAGAATCACTCATGACGAGTACCGATGCGTCGAGACGATTTGCTTCATCGATCATTGCATCGACTGCTTCTTGGGATGCGAATGGTAAATAACCATATTTAGCCGAATCATCACATCTCGTACCTCTTCGAATGTGAAAACCGGCGACACAATCCTTGACCTTTTCAAAATTTTTATCAATTTCAGACTGCAAGAGGTCAGTCGGTTGAATGAGATCACGCATGGTGTCACCTATGTCAGGAATCTGTAGATGAAGCATGGAATGTATCCGATGTTGTCCATTTACTTCACCTTCTTCGGTGACGTTCTTACATTTGATAAACTTGTCACGACCATACTTGTAGACATCTGGGTGGAACCCGGGTTCTCTAGCAAAAATGTAATGCGTCGCCATTTGAATACTCAGATTTCCAATGGCCGCCTCGGGTTCAGGCTTAAATAGTTCGGGCATAACTATCATAATATCTATTAAAGTTTTTAAGCGGATGTTGAATAAACCATGTTTGAACATTTGAAGTCTGTGATCGGACAACCGGGGCCCTTCATCATCGAGACAAAACATGGGTTAATCAAGGAACCTTGTATCACTATCGAAGAACGACACATTCAACAAGCACTTGAAAAGTTGATTATAAATTTTGAACAGACGTCGGACTCAACATTTATAGCCCGGCCGGGTGTTCGAAAGAACCCGTGACATCGAGACCTTCCAATTCGACACCAGAGTCAACGAGTTCAATCTGTTCTTCGGTCATATCCGGAAGCGGAAGCGGTGCGTCCTTCATCGGGACTGACACAACCGAAATCTTTTCCTCTTCTTCAACCTTCTTAGCCGGTGCCTCCTTCTTGAGAAGCATGATGCCCCAGACGATCAACATGAAAACAATCGTGTGGAGAATCAAACCAGCGAACTTCGGGCAGCCGTTCGGTCCGGCAACCCATTGTCCCAAAAGACGACGCATCAGAATGAACGTCTCCGGGTTAGCGACCACGAAGAAGATCAACGCGGACATCAAGGAGATGAGAAACTTCTCCTGTGCTTTTTTACCATCGCATCCACAACCACAGTCTTTAAACAAGCCCATTTTTATTGTACCTTGAGAAAAAAATTACTTAAAGTCATGACCCGTAGAAAAGATATAAAATGTCGCTAGCCATCCAAAAGTACTCTGACTTCAACGCGTCCGGTGTCTCCTTTTCTAAGTTCCGCAAGAACAAGAATGGAGGCAAGGCTGTGTATCTCAACAGTAGTGACAACAAGAAGATTTTCATTCAACTCCCGTTCATGCGTTCTCCCTATGGCCTCAGTGCTTACACTGATGAAACCACTGGGCGTACGTCTTACTCTCTTGACCTCTCCTTTGACCAAGACAATGCCGAAGCCATGGAGTTTTGCGAAAAGATGAAGGAACTTGATGAACTCGTCGTCAACACGGTTGCCAAGAACTCCAAGGAGTGGCTTGGTAAGACCTTCAATGTGGCTGTACTCAAGGAAGCTTTGTACAAGCCGATCATCCGTCCTGGTAAGGATCAGTACCCGGCGACGATGAAGTTGAAGATCTTGACGAAGAATGACGGTTCTTTTGTGCCCGAGTCCTACAATATGCAACGAGAACTTGTTCCGTTGGACTCCGTTGAAAAGGGTCAAAAGGTTGTCGCTATCATTGATCTCAACCAGATCTGGTTCATCGATAACAAGTTTGGTGTGACCATCCGTCTCCAACAAGTTTTGTTGGAACAATCTGCCAAGCTTCCGTCGTTTGCTTTCCAGGGTCTTGATCTTCCGAAAGATGGAGACAATGGTGAAGTACCGGACGACTTTGAAATTGACGAAGAATAAATAATCAAAAAAGATTTCAATATTTACAGTATTGATGAGAAGATGTACAAAACTTCTCATGAATAGTTAAGAGTCGATGATCTTTCGTAGAAAAGTGAGTCTTCAGGCTTTGATCGAACGCGGTGACCACGAAGGACTTCGTACACGTTCAAAAGAAGTTATGAAACGTGTCAATCAAGGAGATGAAAAATTGATCTACCACATTGGTGCCCACAAAGATCACGTGATAGGTCGCATAATGTTTCAAATTTTCAAACGTATATGCGATGAAAAATCTTCACAACGATGGGATAAAATCATGAAGGTCACGGGTAAATCTCTCATGGTTGGTTCCATCGAAAGTCAAAATTTATTTTTACTCGAGCACGCCATGTGTCATGTTGATGAAAAGGAACTATATGACAGGATCAATCTAAATGATGGAACTTCAGTTTCTAAATGGTATGTAGAAAACTTCGCCTAAGTAACACATCGTGTACACCATGTCAAGACAAAATGAACATCTCCAAAGCTATTCAACGTGGTGACCTCGTGGCTCTCCGAGCTAATGAACATGAAATTGTACAAGACGTAAATGACACTTTAAAAGATTCTAGCATCGTATGGGAAAATTACATTACCTATTGGATGGCGTCACACCACGATCACGTGGTTGCTACCGAGATGTTCAAGGTATTTTTGAACACGTGTAAAACTGCTTTCAAACAAGACAAGTATGAAGAAGTGGTTGGTCTTTACGCACACCCAACTATGATTGGCGCTGTGGCCACGAAAAACTTAGAAATTTTAGACTTACTCAAAGGTTACATCGATGAAAGTGATGTAGAGGAAGAGATGGCAGCACTACACGGGGAAACTTTTTCTTAGATTGTAATAAGTATGGTGAAGCTTGCGGACCTTGTCCACATTGCCAACAATGCCAAGACCAACGCTCAGAAGAACGCGGTCGGCGAAGAAGTTAAGAAGTTGATACGCGGACGAAAAGCGTGCTACCCAGAAAAGGAATTTTTTACAAAAGTCCAAACGAATCCACTCATAATTAATAAGGCTACTACCAGACTCCGGGCGATTGGGAAGGGTGTACATGGTACAGTTTTCTATGGATGTATCGATGATGAATGTAAAACCCAAGTTGCGATCAAAGAGACGACTGAAGAGACTGCTCGAATGGAATTTCGTATCGCGGAAAAATTGAAGGGTATGGGTGTGCCTCGTATGTACCACTTTAAATCATGTGATCGTTGGGACATGCTTTATTTTGAATACATCAATGGTCAAAGTCTTCAGGAATGGATGAAAAAGGAACAAAAACCCGAAGCCTATCGCTCCTTAATTTCACAACTTATCAGGAACTTGAAGAGAATCCATGAGAAGTACCCAAAGTTTAGACATCATGATCTTCATTGGAATAACATTCTTGTATTGGAAGGTAACAAACCAATCATAATTGATTTTGGTCTTTCAACAATCGAAGGTATTAGAAATCCAAATGTCACAAGTGGAGAATACAAAAATGACGGTATTTATGTGGGATCACACTACATGTATGATGTTCAGTACATTCTCAACATCATTTGTCGCTACACAAAATTTACAAAAGTTAGGGGATTTATAAGGGACTTGCTTCCAGAAAAATACCTTGGTTTAACCAATTCATATATTATATCTGGGCGTCTGAGACCTGGTTTAAAACATAATGATCTTCCAACCTATGATCAAATTTTGAATCATCCATTCCTTCAATCAAAGAAGAGAGGTAGCATTCTTAAAAAGATCGTACTCAAAAAGAAGGTTATGACACCCAAACCACAACAAAAGGTTGGCACCTCGAGCGCCATTCGTCGCGCCAAGGCTGTCCTCGAAAAGGAGGCTGCTAAAAAGAAGGTTCCACCAAAGAGACCACAGATTCGCGGAAGAGATCCGTCTGTCGTGAACCAAGTTCGTACCACAGAAAAAGTTTTCATCAACAAGAATGGCGACCTCAAAATTAAAAAGAAGAAATGCCGTCTCTATAAGAAGGATGATCTCGTAAAGATGTTCAAGTTAGATTCAAAACTTACAAAAGATCAAATGTGCAAATTGATAAAAAATATGTAATACTATACTATAATGCTTCCGTTCATCATTCTCGCCGTCATTGATCTTGTTATATTAATGCGTACGGGTGTTGAAACCCAGACCAAAGAAGAAGGACTGTGGACTGTTTTCGGGTCCATGGGATGTGGATGGACTCGAAAGCAGCTCGAACACATGAAGAAGGCTGGTAAGCCTCACAAGTTTGTTGACTGCGATAAAGAAGACTGCAAAAAGGTTGAAGCCTTCCCAACTATTGTCGCTCCTAACGGCGAGGAGCATGTTGGGTTCAAGGAAGTTTAACAACCTCTAAGAATCATCAAAGCGACCGAAAGAAGGAACGCATCAAGAAGAGACTTGACAGGCTTCAAGACGGTGATGTGCTTGACAAGCGATTCGTTCCAAAGGTAGCGAAGCAGAAACGTACTGACAAGTAGCACGATGGCGTAGATAATAGCCAGTGCCACACGGTCTTCACGGTTGGGGTCCATAAGTTCTTGGATCATTTATAATATATTGAGATAATATAAATGAGCCGACGACCTCCTCTGAGTGGTTCAGAGCCAACCTTTACCCATAAGTACTGGGGTACATCTATTGGTGTAGGTAACAACAACTGTTACGCCTACGCCATGGGTGATTACGAAAGGTACAGATACCAAAAGAGTGTTCCGGGTGATAGAAGTGGTCTGTCCAGGGGCTATCACTCATACACCAGTTGCAAAAATCTTCCGAAGCGTGTCGTATCTGATAATCCCAAAAAAGTTTACATCGTCAAAGGGAACACAAAGTGTAAGCGTGGTTACTACAAGGTCATGATGTTTGTCACCGGCAAAAAGAAACCATCTTTGCTAAACCAAGGTGATTTTCATTTCTACAAACAGCATGGCCTGGTTGAATACCGACCAAAAAAAGGTGACACTCGTACGAGTATCGCAAAGTTTTTCAAGATACCCGTCACCCGAGTACCAAAGGTTGAAGTCGGAAAAATTATGAAAATTCGAGCAAACGCCTTCAGTCACAAGCGAGGTTGGGCCACTGGACCACTTCTGACTGATGCGAAAGGTAATGTTATTAAGGATCCTAGAAATGCTGCGAGGAAGTATCCTGGATTAAATTACAACACGTATTGTAGTTCATTCTGTGTTAAGAACAAGGGGATCCAAGTCGGAAAGAGACGAACCAACATCCGTAAGAAGACTCTCTAAATCTAAAACGTCTTCGACTTCAAAAGTTATGTTGAAAATATCCATCACATTGAATATCATGTCTTCATCCATCGATATGATATTAGATGTCTCATTATCATTATTTTCAACTGTGAGTGTCACTCTAAACTTTGATACATCAAAAACTTTTCTACATATCGGACATGTATTCTTACCTTTTTCTTTCCAACTTTCTAGACAGTCTGAATGAAATATATGTCCACATCTTATGGGCGGATTAGTCCTAGTAGGTCTAACCTGATTTAGGCATATAGAACATGTAGACATTTCCCTGGTTTACACATTCAAAGTTTTTTTAAAAGATATCCGCAACCTTGAGAAGCGGTTTGTCACAGCGTTGGCACGCGGCGTCTTCCGCGACCACTTGCTTGTTTTGGACATTGTCAATGAGAGACGGTCCACTACTTTGGAGAAGTTGACGGTACTTGTAGTTGTCAACGTAGTCAACACTATTCGAGGTCATGATGTAGTTGTTGAGAAGTCGGGACGATGTGTTAATCGTGAAGCATCGGCCATCTGCCATACCAAGTCTTTGGGACATTTAGTATAAAATTAGAAATTAATTTTATTGTTGGTTATAGTTCTGGTCCATGATGAGAAGCCAGCCTGTTTGAGATGGTCAACCAATTCATGACATTTGTATCCCATAAAAATTCCAAAGTCATCTTTGGTGACAGTCTGTGTCACCCTGACGCCCTGACATTCATTCATGTGGTTATTGATAATGTTGTAGGCGAATGCAATTTCCTTCAAAGTTTCTGCACCAGTGATGATAACTTTACCAGTACTAAAAATACTTGTCGTAATTCTTTTCATGTCCTCGGCTGGTTTAAATTTTATTTTCACTGCTGAGTATCGATCGGGTTCAAAAGAAACTTCGAAAATGTCTCGACAACTTTCAAAGTGCTGAGCAACTTTTAAAAGATTGAGATTGTAATTCAAGCTAAAGTTTGAATTGATCATGACGATCCGAAAGTTTTCAAGTGGAAGTTCATGTTCAATACCCATGATGTTTTTGAAAAAATATGCGAGCTGTCCAATGATTCTTTTGCAATCAAAAAGATCTGAACATCCTGCAACCTGAATGCTCCCATTCGGGAATACTTTGATCGACTTTGTACTGTATTCATCTGTGTAAGTCAACGTCACTTGATTGTAGAATGTTGTAGATGGTTTGAGTCTCCATTCAAAATATCTGTCAGACTCATAGTCTTTTATCTTAAATTTGAAAGAACCACGTTCGTCAAATAAAGAACGAATTTTTTCAATGTCAATCTTTACTTCTTCGCTAAAGCCAGAGATCATAGTGATGGTCGTAATCTTTACCCAAGAAGGACGAATGTCTTCGGAAATTGTATTCCGAAATTCATCGAGGGTTAAAAGATACGAAAATGTGTTATTTGCGACTCGGTGATACATCTTTTACCAAACCTATGACATGACCTAACTTAGGTTAAAGAAAACATTGCATTTTAGAGCAATGACCTCCCTTCTTAAATCCGCCCATATGGTACATGATGTTGAAGAAGATACTTCCTATATTGAAATTATGTACTCTAAATATGTCCCAGACGAAGGATATAAAACATTTGTCGACTACATCCGATCCAAACCCATTGGAGATTGGACAAAGATCATTTCTAAGAAGGAGGCTGTTCGCTATGAAAAGTTCATAGACACGATGATCGAAAAGAATCTCGAGACTCGACAAAAAATGGCTCTCGTCATGCTTGAAAATGTGAGATGTGATTTGTTCATGGATATCAAAACTCAAATTCGAATCATGAACACGGTCAAAATTCTTGACCCAACATTCGAACCACCTTTCATTAATCGGAGATGCTCTTGGCAGAAGCAATTCGTCAGAGACTTCTGTCAAGATATCTTACCGGACATTGTTGAGCGTTGCACGAATGAAAAAAGACTCGAACGTTTCTTTAGCGTCTTAAAATTAATAGAATTAGAACTATGAGTAACAAACCGAGAACAGTAAACCCGTTTTTATTTTGATGCACCTTCTCAACCAAAATCTTTTCTTTACGAGGTCGTGTAAATCCCGTGTCTATATTTCTTTCTGGATAAAAAGATCTAGACATCGGACACAACGAATCCTTCTTTTTGCAGTAGTCGATCGTCAAGTCGCCGGCAGTAATACCATGTGAACAAATCGGACTTTCTTCTTCCTTTTCAAATTGGGCAAGAGGTTCTTGTATCTTCTTGTAGTTAGGTTTCGTACGTTCATTACGTCTGACCGTTCCTGGAAGAGAAAAATCACCGAGTACATACGGGTTGACGCGATCCATAGCCACGGCATCATTGAGCATGTAAACACTCATGTTTAATACTACCCTAGATTATATTTCTTGGTTTTGACTTTCTGTTTATGCTCTGTCCACATTTGATCTAGGTCAACATTCAACATGTGGGCCAGCTGAAATAAATAACTAAATACATCACCCATTTCCATCATGACATCAGTCCCGCGTTCCTTTTTCAGGTTAGTCTTTTTGTATTTTTTCTTGTATTGGCGAATGGCGGATGCGAGTTCACCAAACTCTTCTGTCAATAAAAGCCACACGGTGTCGACATTTACTTTATCCCAACCTTTTGACTTGCAAACCTTTTCAGTTTCACATTTGTAGTAGTTTAGACTCATACTTATTCTGTCATCGCCAAGTAACTTTAATAGACTTTAAAGATAATGCCCGATTAAAATCAAATGAAAAGGCGTTACGCAGATCTGTTCTGCGGCCTCGGAGCTTTTCACACAGCATTTGGCAAACTTGACAAAGACTACGAGTGTGTCTTTGCATGTGACATAGACGAAAAGGTTCGTCACATCTATGAAATGAATCACGGAATTGCACCACACGGTGACATTAATGCGTTAGACATCGAGGCCATGCCAGACTTTGACATTCTTTGTGCGGGATTTCCTTGTCAACCTTTTAGTATCGCAGGTAAAAAAGAAGGGTTCGAAGATAAAGTCAAAGGTAATTTGTTTTATCGAATCATGGAAATTGTTGACATCAAACAACCAAAGACACTCATCTTAGAAAATGTAAAAAATTTACACACCATCCACAACGGTGAAACTTTCAAAATTATCATTCACGAACTCGAGAAGAGGGGATACCATGTCAACTATAAAGTATTGGACTCTAAACATTATGGCTCGCCACAATCAAGACAACGCATCTACATTATATGTGACAAGGATACAAAATATAAATTTAGACCGGTGAATAAACCTATTACCCCCGTCTCAAGTATCATTGATCACACAGTGAAAGATTTTTTTGGGTACGAAGAAAAATATATACTCGAACCTTCAAAGGGTCGTATGAAATATATTTTGATCAATAAGAAGACTGGCAAAGGTGGTCGCCAAGGTGAACGTGTCTATTCGATAGATGATTATGGTCCAACCATATGTGCTTCATCGGGTGGCCCGGGATCTAAAACAGGTTTGTACGAAATTGATGGTAAAATTAGAAAGTTGACCATCAAAGAGGCACTTCAAATGTCTGGTTTTAGTCCAAACTATAAATATGGTCCGAAAGATAACATGCTCTTTTACATTGGAAATAGTATTGTCGTCAATGTTCTTGAGGAATTGTTAAAAGATCTTCCACATTAAGTCGTGAAGGTACAATTTTGAATTGAATATCATTGGCGCTGACTCGACCCCCATCACCGCCTTTGCGTTGTATAGTAAACGAAGGACCGAGCTCTATGACAGTTCCTGATTTTCGCAACTTGAAATCATATTCCATCAATGACTCGACAACATTTTTCATTGGCATGAATTGTAATTTTTCACGCCTCGTATCCTTTTTGTTCCATTCAGAAATACAAAGGATATCAGGTTTTTTATCGTAGCCGAGAAGTGCGTGCTCAATAATTTTTCTTTTGTTTTCGTTGAGTGATCGTAACACACTCGCATCAAAAAGTTTTTTGTGGACGCATCGATCTTTGAGTTGTTCTTCGATAGTGGCCAGTTCTGGAACTTTTGTTATTAAGTTATCAACTGTGCCTCGAGCAACTTGTTGAAACTGCCCGACTTTACTTTTTTTGAGTTGTATATTTACTGTTTCATTTGTCACATCAACTTTACCCTTTTTGTCGGTGGAAACAAAGAATCCATTTTCAAGATAGTTTGCAAGCCAGTGTTCTTCGCTGTAACCTCGCTTTGCAGTGCTGGCGTTGACGCGTTTCTGTGACAAATAAAGAAGATTGAAAGCTCCCCTATAATCGTCCAAGGTGAACGTCATACTTACTTTACATACCGATTTGTTGTGACTTAGGTAACTTCTTTCCAGTCGTCGAGGTGTTAACCGGTCTGTCCATTGGTCTGGTGGTTGTTTCAATGTCTTGGACATAACCGATGTACTGAGCGACACCGGTTTGAATTTGATCAGTCGCAGTCTTAATCACGGTGGCGTTCATCGCCTTGACTTGCTGTTGCACATTTTTGTTGTGGTCGCCAGCGTTGTTAATGAAGACGACACGCATGATGGCGAACAAGTCGTCTGGGTTCTGGTAATCTATAGAAATTCCCGTCTTGTTCTTGAATGACTGACGGATCCCCCTCTGGAGAAGGTTCCGGTTGAAGTCAGAAAAGAACAAGGTGTTCAGGGGAGTCGAACATTGCTGGATAGATTTGACTTCCATTTTATATATGCTCCGAAAAAAACTATTCGTAGATATTAAACGATGAAGTTTGCTGACTTTGACGAAGCTTACAACCCGACGATCAACAATGTTCACCCGGAACCGGTGTGCAAGAGCGGTGAATGCTTTGTCGGTTCTTATGCCCCGGTCACACCAGCAGGAGAAGTTGGCCGCTTTCACATGAACACCTACCTTTTGCAACCCGACAGGAAAAAGGAAGTCGCCGGACCAGTCCCCGTTCGTAGTCGCGATTTCAAGTAAGTTAAAAATAATTCAGGTAAGATAGATAAATGAGGGTTACCAAGCGTTCCGGTCGTATTGAAGACATGAAATTTGACAAGGTCACCAATAGGATATCCACGCTAACATATGGTCTCTCTGAAAATGTAGATTCATCCAAAGTAGCTCAACAAGTTTTTTCATCGATGTACGATGGTATCACAACTCACGAAATCGACACACTGTCGGCTGAGATTTGCATCGGGATGATTACCTCGGATCCGGACTATGAAATTTTGGCGACTCGTATTGTTGCGAGTAACATTCAAAAGATTGCACCAAACAACTTTCACATCGCCATGAAAAAGTTGGCCAAGGCTGGTATTGTGACAGAAGAAGTTGCCGAAATCGCCGGTCAAGTCAAAGATGATATTAAAACCGAGCGTGACTTTGAATTTGGTTATTTTGGTCTGAAGACACTCGAAAAGAGTTATCTCCAGCGTATGGACGGGAAAATTATGGAGACGCCACAATACATGTTCATGCGTGTCTCTATCGGTATTCACGGGAAAGATATTCCAGCTGTTTTGGAAACGTACGACAAGATGTCGAGTGGTAAATTCATTCACGCGACACCGTCTTTGTTCAACGCCGGTACACCGAGACCGCAGATGTCGAGTTGCTTCCTTATTGCCAATAAAGAAGACAGCATTAACGGTATCTACGGTACATTGACAGAATGTGCACAAATTTCTAAATGGGCGGGTGGCATCGGTATGCACATCCATGATGTTCGAGCTAATAAGTCTCGGATCCGTGGAACAAACGGTACATCTGACGGTATCATCCCCATGCTTCGTGTATTTAATTCCACGGCGCGCTATGTCAATCAAGCTGGTCGTCGTAAAGGATCGATCGCGGTCTACTTGGAACCGTGGCACGCAGACATCATGGACTTTTTGGAATTGCGTCTTAACCAGGGGGATGAAGAAGCTCGCTGTCGTGATCTCTTCTCAGCTCTCTGGATTCCGGATCTCTTCATGAAGCGTGTTGAACAAGGTGGTCAATGGTCGTTGTTCTGTCCGGACAAGGCACCTGGTCTTTCGGATGTCTACGGTGAAGAGTTTGAAAAGTTGTACGAGAAGTATGAAGCCGAAGGATTGGCCAATGCGACTGTATCTGCGGCGGATGTCTGGCGAGCTATCATCAAGTCTCAAACGGAGACGGGTACACCTTACATGCTCTACAAAGATTCTTGTAACGAAAAAAGCAACCAAAAGAACCTTGGTGTCATTAAGAGTTCAAACCTTTGCACGGAAATTTTAGAGTACACCGACAAAGATGAGACATCTGTGTGTAACCTCGCATCTATTGCGTTGCCAAAATATGTCAACCGAGAGACAAAAACATTTGATTACGATGAACTTCATAGAATCATCAAGATTGTCACCAAGAATCTGAATAGAGTGATTGATAGAAATTTTTATCCGGTCGAAACAGCCAAGAAATCAAACACGAGACACAGACCCATTGGTCTCGGTGTTCAAGGTCTCGCCGATGTATTTATTCTTTGCGGCCTTCCATTCGATTGCGAAGAGTCGAGATTGATGAATGCTCACATCTTTGAAACTATGTATCACGCAGCTCTTGAAGCGAGTTCTGAGTTGGCTGAAGTTGAAGGATCTTACGAAACGTTTGAAGGGTCACCGGCTTCGCAAGGCATTCTTCAACCCGACATGTGGGCTACAGAATCCAAGTTTAGTGGTCGCTACGATTGGAATGTCATGCGCGAACGTGTCAAGACGAAAGGTCTACGAAACAGTCTTTTGATGGCCCCCATGCCCACGGCATCCACGGCTCAAATATTGGGTAACAATGAATGCTTTGAGCCATACACTACAAATATCTATTTGAGACGCACCCTCGCCGGTGAATTTGTGGTCGTCAACAAGCATTTGGTTAATGACTTGAAGCGTGTCGGCCTTTGGTCAAAGGAAATGAAAGACTTGATGGTCAAGGCGGGTGGTTCAATTCAAAATATTGTTGACATCCCCGACGATATTAAGAAGCTCTACAAGACTGTCTGGGAGATTAGTCAAAAGGCTGTCATTGATATGGCAGCCGACCGTGGTCATTTTGTTGATCAGTCGCAGTCTATGAATCTTTTCGTCGAAAATCCGACATTGTCCAAGATTTCTTCTATGCACATGTATGCATGGAAGGCTGGTCTTAAGACTGGTATGTACTATCTTCGATCTAAGGCTAAGGCTCGTCCGATTCAGTTTAGTCTCGAACCCGAATGTGTGGCATGCTCTGCTTAAAGTTTAGACACAAATGAAAACTATAATCATGGCGATCAAGTTTGACAAAGTTTTAGATGATATTAAGATTGCTGACTATAATAATAGAAAGATAGTCTTGTCCACTCAATCAGATGGTCCTATCCGATTTCAAATTCCAAAGATGTATATGCCCTTTGGTATTTCTGGCTTCACACCTGAAATTGGAAACAAAAAATTCAACGTTGACTTTTCAATGAGAGGATACGACGAAGAAGGAAGCATCATTAAACAATGTTATGAAGTTCTTCGAAGCATCGAAGACAAAATTATCGACAGCGTCGTCGAACAAAGTGAAGCGATTTTTGACAAGAAGATGACTCGTGAAGAAATTGTTCCACTTTTCAACTCTAACATCAAAGAAACCATTGGTCGTGAACCAAAGTTTAGAGTCAAAGTGGATACCGATTACGAGGGTAAAATTAAACCTATGATCTACGATCAAGAAAAGAAAGATATTAGGACAGTTGCCGAGGACGGTCTGCATTCAAAAAGTACTGGATCTGCTATTGTTGAATTGAATAGCGTATACTTTTTGAACAAGAAGTTCGGGTGTACTTGGAAGTTGTACCAACTCATGGTCTCTGATATTCAAAGACTAAAGGGTTTCCAAATTGTTCTCAGCGACGACGAGTGATTATCTCGACGAAGCTTTTGATTGGTAAAGGAGGACTAGGCTTCTTTTTGTTTGTGTTGACAATAGGTTTATGTATCTTTTGTGTCAGATAGTCTATGGCCTTGGTCGGCATTATTACTTTACTTTGAGACTTTATTATTGAGCAGTAATATATGGTATATGGCCTGTGACTGCTTGAGAAGGACACCTTGTATTTTCATAAATGACTTTGGGTTGAGACCCATTTTAATTTTTGCCAGTCGCACCGATTCATCCCACAGTGCGAGTGTCATTTGTAATGTTGTGATATTTTTTTACATAGTACCACCTGCTCGGTTGAAGTTTAATTTTTTTGCATCCATTAATACTTTATATGGATCTTCACCTCGTTCAAGACGGTTCAAGAATTTTTTGCGTTCTTGTCCACGTGTTCTAATACGCTTCATCCTTTCAATCTGAAGTTTAACATTCTTTCTTCTCTGATCTCCGACACTTTTGGGTCGTCTTGGACTCACAATTACTTTAATTTTGGGAGTTTGTTGTTTCATTTTTTTGGATTTAGGAACACTTGTCGTCGCCGTCATTCTTCTTTTCTCAGCTTCCTTTTGTCTTCGTGCTTTGTTCTCAGCTTCCTTTTGTCTTCGTGCCGTGTTCTCAGCTTCTTTTTTCTCTTTGTTCTCAGCTTCCTTTTGTCTTCGTGCCGTGTTCTCGGCTTCCTTTTTCTCTTTATTCTCAGCTTCCTTTTGTCTTCGTGCCGTGTTCTCAGCTTCCTTTTGTCTTCGTGCTCTGTTCTCAGCTTCTTTTTGAAGACGAGCTTCCATCTGCTTTCGTGCTCTGTTCTGGGCTTCCTTTTGTCTTCGTGCTCTGTTCTCAGCTTCTTTTTGTTTTTGTCTACGAACCATCGCGCGCTGTAAACGATTTAATGTTTCTTTACGGTATTTATTTGTTTCATTTTTCTTAATGATAGCAGTTTGAAGCTTGTTTAATACTTCGATCCGTTTTTTATTATTTTCAATTGGAATTTTTTTCCTTTGTTCTTCTTGGTTCTTCTTCTTCTTTTGTTCAAGTTCAAGATTCCTCTTCCTTTGTTCTTCTTGGTTCTTCTTCTTTTGTTCAAGTTCAAGGTTCTTCTTCTTTTGTTCTTCTTGGTTCTTCTTCTTTTGTTCAAGTTCAAGGTTCCCCTTCCTTTGTTCTTCTTGGTTCTTCTTCTTTTGTTCAAGTTCAAGGTTCCTCTTCTTTTGTTTTTCTTGGTTCTTTTTCTTCTTTTGTTCAAGTTCAAGGTTTCTCTTCTTTTGTTCTCGATTCTTTTTTATTTGTTGTTCAATTTCCTTCTTTTTCTTTTCTTCTTCTCGGGTACGTTTTTCACGATTACGCTTTTCTTGAATTTTACGATTAAGTTCAAGTTGTTTGAATTTTCTAGACATTTCTACATCGCGTGCTTGTTCACGGCGTTTACTATTTTCTTCTTGTTCACGACGTTTTCTTTCTCTATTTTCAATTTGGCGTTGTCGTCTAGTTTCTTCTTCCTTCTTCTTACGCTCTTGTTCTTCAATCTTACGAAGTCTTTTATTTTCTTCTTCCTTCTTCTTACGCTCTTGTTCTTCAATCTTACGAAGTCTTTTATTTTCTTCTTCCTTCTTCTTACGCTCTTGTTCTTCAATATTACGAAGTCTTTTTTCTTCCTTTTCTTTCTTTTTACGTTCAGTGTTTTCTATTTTTTGTCTTCGTTTGTTTTCTTTCTCAACTTTAATTCTCGTGTCGTAATTCAACTTTCTTCTAAATTTCTCTTGTTCTTTATCACGTTTTTCAATTTTCTTATTTTCTTCTTGTTTACGTTTTAAACGTTCGGCTTCTTCTTTTTTGCGTTCTTTCTTTTCTTCTTCTTCCTTTTTAATTCTGTTTCGTTCGCGTTTTTCGCGTTCTTTCTTTTCTTCTTCTTCCTTTTTTATTCTGTTTCGATCGCGTTTTTCGCGTTCTTCCTTTTCTTCTTCTTCCTTTTTAATTCTGTTTCGTTCGCGTTTTTCGCGTTCTTTGTTGGTTATATTTTTTTCTTTCAACACATTTGAAATATTTACCCTTTGTTTCTTTTCTACGACAAAATTTTCCACCAAACGATTCTCTTTGATTATCTTGTTAGTTTCTTGCTCTTTCTTCTTTCGGTTGGCTTCTTCTTGCTCTTTGTTCTTTCGGTTAGCTTCTTCTTGCTCTTTCTTCTTTCGGTTGGCTTCTTCTTGCTCTTTCTTTATTTGTTCGCGTTCAACGTTCTCTTTATTTTTTTCATTTTTCATTTTAGTATTTAAGAAATTTTTAAGATCATTCTTTTTAGGAACATTTTTAGATTTTTCGTATGTTTGAAGATTTTTTACCATGTTGAATTTTTCTAGACGAATAATTTCTTTCTTTTTTTCATCTCTTTGTTTAATGAAATTTGGTGTTTCTTTAAAAAATATACTCGGTTCTTTTTTACCCGTAATAAATCTAGGTGCTTCTCCACCACGCGTAAAAAGTTGATTGGGAAATTTAACGGTAGAAGTTCTATTCGTGTTCACATTTTGACGTTGGTTGTTCGTGTTCGTGTTCACATTTTGTCGTTGGTTGTTCGTGTTCACATTTTGTCGTTGGTTGTTCGTGTTCACATTTTGTCGTTGGTTGTTCGTGTTCGTGTTCACATTTTGTCGTTGGTTGTTCATGTTCATGTTCATCTTCATGACTGGTTCACGTTTTGTCACAGTCCTTGCAAAACGAATGGGTTCGCGGATGCCCATTGTCTTCATTCGCCCACCGATAAGATCCCTGAGTTGGCTTTTCGTGTACGAATCTAATTTTTTGATTCCAATTTTACGGGCAATTCTTCGAAGATCCTTCAAAAGTGTTGTCGTGGAAAACAATAGATTGTAATCTTTCTGTGAAAGTGGTGACCTTTTATCCAACAAATGTGTTCTATCTTTGGTCATGACCAAAGGTGGCAAAGGTAATTGCCCATTCTGCATGGATGCATAAGCTTCACACAACTCTTCCCTGGAAAGTTTGATATCGACCCCCATGTTTGTCTTGACAAACTGTCTGAGGTTCCCAATATTAATAGAAGGGTCACAAACTGTCTCCATATTAATATTGGGTTACATTATTTTTCCCATATTCATAAGTCGTAATTTATCTTCATAACTCATATTAAAGTCAAATATATTCACATCACCTATATCTAATTTTATCATATTACATTTTTCATCATATTTTAGTCTATTTTTAATCGAAGATCTTATGAGTGCTTCCAGAAAATCTTTGGGTGTATTCAAGTGTTCTTGGTATATTTCATCCATTTTTATTGTAATACATGTAACTTCATGTGGTTTTTTATCTAGAAATGGAGCCATGGGATATTCTTCAGCTGTTCCACCATCAACGTATGTTTGACCACGATATTCCGATGACGCAAATATAAGAGGTATCGCTATACTCATGCACACCGCGTCAATCACTTTCATGTCTGGATGTGTATCTTTCGAAAAATATTCAGTCCTTGAAGTGTTAAGACAAAATGAAGATATGTATATCTTTTTCGAAAGTTCTCCAAAAGTTGGATCACACCCACATATTTCAACCAATTTTTCGCGTATCGGATCAATCTCAACAAAACCAAATTTGTTAAAGAAAGATCCAATATTTAATTTAACAAAATTGGAGATATCTATAGAAAGTGATGCATCTATGATGTCATCAATCGAAATTCCAACAGCCCAAAATAGTGCTAGAATGGAACCAGCCGAAGACCCGGATATCTCTTTCACTTGATCCATTTTATCTTCCATTGACTTTAGAGCACCCATCATTGCGTAGATACCCATGGAAGCTGGACCAAGAACAAGGTACTTCATTCTCCTACTTAATAGAAAGTAGGAAATTGCTTGCGAAGCAACGCAAACACCACGGCGAAAACGACCGTGTGGGTCAACGCCGCAGGCACACTGGTTTGACCAGACATAAAGAGACCGTTGCTTCCTTGCGGGATGGTCAACAAAATACCCGGGCTGAGAGCCAAGAACAGAGTAGTCGTCACCAACAAATCGGTCTTCGTGAGCACGAGACCCAACGCACGAGCGATGATCGAGTACACGAGGAAGAACACGAGGGCGTGGAACATGACGGCACTTTGGCTGGTCTTTCCGTTCATGAGACGGATGTTTCTGCCCGACGTGGTGAGCAAAACGCCGGGGCTGAGAGCCAAAAAAAGAGCGGCTGGGATGGCAACTTTCTGGGACGTAATATCGGGCAACATTTGTTATATAGTTAGATTATTTTCACCTGGAGTGTTCAAAAGCAAATTTAACCCAGTGATCAAATGTAGCGCCATACATAAATTCGGTGTGTAAATCTGCATCAACCAAAAATTCTTGAATATGTCTCCAAATGTATGAAAGTTGTGATTCATATGGTATCCATACAAAGTCACAATCGTCGATGTGATCATTATAACAAAATTCTGCAAAGTCAGAAAATGTACAATCGGACATGAGTTCATGTTCTAAAAATCCATCGCGTAGGAGTTGTTGTATAACGTCCCACAAATACCAAAGTTCATCTGAGTATTTAATTTGCCAATCTTCAACACTAAGATGAATGTCGTCTTCGAGTTCTTCATCATCACTTGGATCTGTGTCAAAACCCTCGTTCGCTTCGTAAACATACTGACTCCAAACCATGATTGTTACTTACTACTTATTCTTCCTTACCCTTTATACCTGTTATGGAGATGGAAACTGATTCCTTAATCTTAAGATTGTCCTGGATAGCATTCATAGCACCCTCAACTTGTGCTTCATTACCACCAAAAAATATACCGAGACCATCTTTCACGGCATCCTTGGTCATACTAGATTTTCTATTTGTTTTTCGTAACGAAATTTTTCCCTTTCTCAAGTTGATGGTATCAATACCTTGATCAACCATACATTTCTTAATGTTTTCCTTGAGTTGTTTTTCAGCTTGGTTCAACACTTTAATATCAGATTTAGCTTCTTTGAGCTGTTTGGCAAGTTCAACCAATTTGGAGACATTTTCAGAGAGGTCGTTACTGACTTCAGTCATTTGTAATTATTATACGCTAATCTTTAAGCACAAAGTCCGCGTTGCATCAAATCCGGAGTAATGGTGGAGTTGTTCCAGACGTACGCATCCTTGGAGACCGGCGGTTCCGAGCGGATTTGTTGGTTGGCATTGCGGAGAGCACCACCGACCGTTTCCGGCATGCCAATTTGCTGTCTCGGTTCGAGGAAGTTTTGACCCTTGAGGATGTCTTCCGGGGCAAATTCACCGAAGTCGTCCTGGGACGCAACTTCACGGGGCAACAAAGAAGACGCCAAGCCGGTGCCGTTCTTCATGACAAGTTCTTCCGGTTGAGATTCAACCGTGGCATACGCACGTTCTTGGATACGGTAAGTAGAGGTACCATTGTTCATGTTGACCAAAAGGTACACAACAATCGCGATCGCAGCCAACATGACAACATTTCTCATGGTGAGACCCTTCTTCATCTTTTATATACAGTCTACAAATTTTTTTTAATGGTCAATATATTCGTCTGGGTATTCATCTTGAACTTCCGGCTCTGGTTCAACCTCGGGCTCCGGCTCGGGCTCCGGTTCGGTCATGTCTCTGACCTGGACAACATTCCAAATCGGACCATACGCCTTCTTGGCAAACCAAAGACCAGCGAATTCGAGAAGTGCCTTGACCTTGGTTTCATCTTCGATAGCAGCAATTTCGATCGAGTGCTTGTCATAGTTGAAAGTCTTGGTAGCGGAAATGATGTCTGCTGTGACCTGGGAGCACAAAACAGACGTGGTGTAAGCATGTTCAAGAGTAGCATCGGCCATCTTCTTGCCAAACCACTCTTCGGAATTTTCCTTGGCGGCTTCAATGTTAAGAGTGTCAACCTCCTGGAACTTCGATTCATCTTTGACTGTAAACGTGAGTTCACCTGAATCCACCTTCACATTACCTTCCAAAGGAACAAAATATTTCTTTTTGTCATCGGTGTAAGCCTTGACGATATAGAGGCCTTCATCGTTCTTGGTGGGTTTAGAGTAGAACATCGTTTATATGACCATCAGTCTATTTCTTTAAACCAATGAAAGGTATCTGAGCTGAGTGTTTCAATATGATTTTGGGTACCCATTTGTCACGTACTGGGTTGTACCCATACAATGGTGGGTTTTCAAGTATAGATTCGGTTACGTTTCTTGGTTGGTTAGGTCTGAGATTGTACTCATTACCTATGTAACGCTTTGTTCGATCCTTTACCCATTTCATGTTATCAAGATTGAATCGCATATTTCCATTTGTATTGGAGTATCCTGGTACCGTCATATTGCTTGTAGAAGTTTTGAGACCGTACAAAAACTTCTTGGACAACGTTTCCAAGGATGGTTTTGTTGTGTACTTTTCGTACCTTTTAGGATTAATCTTTGAAGCTGACAACATGCTCACACGAGTCTTTGAAAGATCTTTTCTTGCGGGTGTGAAATTAATTTTCTGAGCAGCTTTGAAAATCTTTTCAATGTTATCTGTCTGAGCGACTTGATTCGTATTTGTTAACATCTTCGTGAGTCTGAACAATCGTTGTTTATCTTTTTGAATCTTCTCAGGTCTAAGACCAAGACGCTGCATCAAGTAGATATCATCAATCAAAAACTTTTTGCCAGCGATATAAATATTTTTATCGGACACCAACTTATTTGTGTGACGGTTCATGTACGTGAATCCCTTGCGTCTAGTATCTATGATCTCGTAACCAAATTCACCTGGACGCATAAATGGAATATCCAAGAAGCCACCGAGTACACGTTCTTCGATGACACCCTTTTCGATGGAGTATGCTCTTATGTTCAAGTCGAGAGCAAACAATTCAACATCGATGAGAACGTCACCTTTAGACACTTTTGAATTCGAAGCCATCTTTTTCTTTTTGATCAAAGTATATCTTCGAGTGACAACTGGGCCATTGTTTACAGGTTTTATCCCGAGGAACGTTGCAAGTTTCAAATCGGTCGTGAGTCTTTTTTTCACTTCCTTGTCAATCTTCACACATATTTCACCAAGTTTATTCCATAACATCAACTTGATGGCTTGAAGTTTTCCAAAATACTTTGTGTCATAACGTACCCGAGGAACAAATTTTGTGTCAATGTCACTCGTGACTATTCTATCTTCTTTGTTTACGTAGTAATTGAAAGCTTCACCTCCCGAGACAATCATATCTCCCATGGGTTCCATGAAAATTGTCAGATCACTCACAGTTTTCAGAATAATATCACGCGTCGTATCTGTGACGAAAGCATACAACATCTTTTCAAATGTTTCATTTTTGTAGACTCTTGAAACTCTGGACCGAAAAGATTTTATGTCTCCATTTTCATAATACTTTTCTAATACGGGATCGTTGAAGAAAAAATTCTTCTTCACGAACTTGTTTATCGTAACATCGGTGTAGATGTACGGATCCATATTATAATCTACACATATAAAAAATGGACTGCTACAGAGACACTTGCATGACCACGGAAAAATGTAGATGCTACGCCCTGATAGGCAAGGGTGACTCGAAGTCTAATCAAGTGTGTGCTCATAAACGCGGTGACAGGTACTTCTTGTGTGAAGCGAGCTGCTGCAAAGGTGGCTGTCCAGGACAGTGTTCTGGTGTGCTAGCTAAAACACCATACGGCGTTATCGATAAAATTACAAGTTTAGAAGTTGATAATCGTCGTATACTCATGTGGGTAGGTATTATTGTAGCTGTTCTCGTATTCATGAGCACCGTCGCATTATTTTAGACGCTTAAAGATATCAAACCTAAACTAAACATAAGATGTCTCTTGAAAACATTCAAACTGAACTCACTGCCATCCGCTCTGAAATCAAGTCTTTGACCAAGATTGTCCGTAAGATCAAGTCTAAGCAAGACGATCCGAACGGTGAAAAGGCGAAGAAGCGTGCTGAAAACAACGGCTTCAACCGCAAGCAAAAGGTCAGCGACAAGCTCCGTGATTTTCTCGGTCTTAAGAAGAACGAACTCGTGTCCCGAAGTGAAGTCACCAAGGCTATCAATAAGTACATCACTGAAAAGGGTCTCAAGCATCCTGATAACGGTCGCGTCCTTGTCATGGATGATAAGCTCCGCGATCTCCTTCAACCGGGTGATGTCCAAGTCACGTACCTTAACCTCCAAAAGTTCTTGAGCCCGCACTACATCAAGGAAGATAAAGCTTAGACACCAACTCATAATAAACAAAGCATGAACATCCAACAGTTTCAAATTGAAGACCTTGTTGGTACAAAGATTAAAAACTTAACTTTGTACCAGAAAGCTTTTACTCACAAATCCGCCATCAAGGAATATGATGAACTCACAGATTCGTTTGAAACACTTGAGTTCATGGGTGATTCAGTTTTAGGTTTTGTCATTACAAAGTTTTTGTTTGACAAGTATGAAGAAAAACAAGAAGGATTCTTAACAAAAGCTCGAACAAAGTTAGTGAGAAGTGAAACTCTTGCAGCTATCGCTCACAAACTTGGACTACACAATCTTGTTTTGATGGATGAAAAGGGTATGCGTAATGGGTGGAATAGCAATCCAAAAATTCTAGAAGATGTCTTTGAAGCATTAGTTGGTGCCATATATTTAGATCTCGGGCTAGCACACGTAAAACAATTCATTCTTAGAATTTATGAAAATCCTCGAATGATTGACATGCGATCCATCATGGTTGATGACAACTACAAAGATCATCTGATGCGTTACTGTCAGACAAACAATTTACCTCTCCCAGATTATCGTGTCACTACACACGAAAATGGAATTTTTGTCATAGATGTTTTTGTTGATAATGTATTCTTAGGTCGAGGAGCAGCCAAAAGTAAAAAACAAGCTGAGCAATACGCTGCGAGGTCTTACTTTTACCCACCTGCAATGAGGTTAAAAAACAAACCGCATAGATAAGTAACATGCATCCCAACGTCAAGGCACTCATTGAAAGGGAATACGCGGCACAAAAGTCTGAAGAATGGTTAGCTCTCCGGGGAAATATGCTGACTGCTTCGGATGCTGCGACAGCTATAGGTAAAAATAAGTACCAAACACCATTCGATCTCCTTTTGAAAAAATGTGGCAAGGGAGAGAAGTTTACTGGTAACGAAGCCACTCGCCATGGTGAAAAATACGAAGACGAAGCTCGGATTCTCTATGAAGAAAGACATGGGGAAGTTGTACATGAAATTGGTCTCGTGCCTCACCCCGTCCACTCATGGCTTGGTGGAAGTCCTGATGGTGTCAGCGAAAGTGGAAAGCTCGTTGAAATTAAGTGCCCTATGTCTCGCAAAATTGAAGCATGTGTTCCAGAACATTATATGCCTCAACTACAATTATGTATGGAGATTTTAGACCTTGAAGAAGCAGATTTTATTCAATATAAACCCGCTGAGACAAATTGGCCTCGACCAGAAGAGTTTGTCGTTGTCAATGTAAAGAGAGATCGGGAATGGTGGAACACCTACCTCCCGGTCATGCGTGAATTTTGGGACAAAGTTCTATATCACCGCGAACATGGT